TTTTGGTGTTGAGATCAACAATTCCAGAAGGAACATAAACAACACTGTCGGTGGACAGATGTAGTCCCCCTGGTCCAGTTAACATGTATGTTTCTTTATCTGTATTTGTATAAAGATAATACTCTTCTATTTTTTTAATTACACTTACTTGAGTGTTGCCCACTTTCTCTTGTTGCTTTTCTACCTTTCTTATTTTTTTAATTTTAAGAGGGTCTAGAGGAATAATTTCTTTGATACCATCGACAGGTTGATCTTTATCAATTACGATGTTGTAGAATATTCTTGAGTCAATATACCATCTTCTGAATATTTCATAGGATTTATTATTAAAATCCAGCATATGAATAATATTCTCAAACTCTTTGTATATCTTTGTCTTGATTGGATCAGAAATGGGCAAATCTCGCAAATCAAGCTTTACGGTTTTTCTATCGGTTCCCAGAACAATTGCTGCGTTCGTAATTTCATCGATTGCATTGTCCACTTCTGGATATATGGACATATTTCTATATTGAATAATTGACGCACCTTCATCACGAAGGTTTGCTGCATAATCTAGAGCTGTTCCAAAAAATCCACCAGCCTCAATGGTTACCGTTCCATCAAAAATTTCAGGAGCTGCAATATTTTTTGCAACCAAATCCTTTGATTGGATATTGTCTGGCTTTTTTTTGCCGAACTCAAATCCAAATATATCAATTTCCATTAATAAATTCCTTTGCTTTCATGTTTATTTACACAAGAATTACCTGGTGATATTTTGATCGGTTACACCCAAAATACTTAATGTATCATAAACAAAAACTACGTTAAATGTATTTATTACGTTTGGACGAGCCATATTAAATGATACTTCATTAATTGATCTGGGCCAGAGACCATTTAGTATAAATGTTTTTAACACACCACCGTTTAAATCTAAGTGCCTAACAGTCCAACTTACTTTATAGGCATTTTCATTTCTCTCGAATATCGTCAAATTAGTTTGGTGATTGTTTATGTTATTGTGCCAATTTTGAAATTGTCTCCATAGATTATTTTGAGAAGCAACAAGATTTGGGTTATCATCCATTACCGAAACTGACCACGTAGAGTAAAGTTTTTCACCGGGATAGTGATATTTTCTTCCAAAATAATCGTAAGAAACCGTACTGGTTTGCAATGTTGGGATTAGAGTAGATCTTACATGGAGATATTGTGTTCCACTTACCGGGTTATTGTTTTGATTTTGTTGATTATTTGCAGCCGTTGGAAAATTTCCAGTTATTAAAAATCTGTTTTGCCTTGTTCCGCCAAAAAAAGATGTTTTAAATTCATTTAAAGACATTTTTAGGTTCCTAATCCTTTTATTATTTTAATGTAATCAAATGTCAATGTTACATCAAACGTTACAAAATCAGAAGACCCAAGATCAAAATTTATTCCACCCACTTCGCTGGGCCAGCAATTAACCAATTCGATCTGTCTGATTATAGAAGCACCGGGTGTGCCACCTGCAGTAGTACTGCTTGTTGATCCAGCACCATTTAAATTTGTTTGACTTACAAACCAGTTTCTTTTCAACATTCTATATGCAAAATCATTATTGTGTACATTGTGTGTTAAGTGCCCATCCAACGCCTCTTTCCAACGCTGAAACATCAACCACAAGAGTTTATCATTATCATCATATATTTTTATTGGCCATACAGAATATTGACGATCACCAGCATAATACGCCATTCTACCTCTATATGGTACACCTATTACACCTACATCGGACTTTGGAAGAGATGCAGAGGCTATGCTGATTCTACCTTTTTGGAGCGGATTTAGACCACTTGGTACTGGAACGCCAGCTGGAAAGGCAGAGTCCACAATAAACCTGTTTGCACGGGTTCCACCTTTAAATACTGTCTTAAAATTATTTAAGGAATTTGGTGTTAAGGACATATTATTGTGTTAGGTTAATATTAAGTACGAAGTTTGTGTTTCCTGCAAGTGGTTTTAAGGACATGAAAATATTCAATGTTGAAGAATTATTAATATTATTTGTAGTATCACATGTAATCTGTGTTTGTGTTGTATCCAAAAACGACGCATATTGCGTTAAGTAATTTTCAATATCTGCAACCAAGAGTGTTCTTGTGGTTTCGTTGTTTATTTCATAAAGATAATTTATGGCAATATTAGTAACATCTCTCTTTACAACAGTTTTTAGCTGTGCTGGACCGACACGTTCATCTACAATTGGTTCACTGCTAGATGCAGTGCAACCTACTAGATCGCTTCCTAAAAATTTTGTAGTAAAATTTAACACATAGTTTACTCTGGATGTCTTTAAAATATTCTTTAGAGTAGAATCAGACCAGTTAACTGCAGGAGAAACATCACCATTCAAAATATAACCTCTACTGCTTCCGGCCACAGATAAAAATTCTTCATTTCTTGATTTTGCTCTTGTAAATATACCCGCAACATCTGGTGTCAGTGCATGGGTGTATGTCAATGTTCCGTTAGCAAGAAGCGAAGGAACACTTAAATTTGTTCTCGTTTTTTGTCCATACACTGAGAATACTCTATCGGCTACGGTTGCCCCAGAAACAAATGCTTGGTCGGCCAATAAGCTGGCACCATTGGTATATCCCAAACCAACTTGAGTTGTAGGAAATATTCCAACTGTGTATGGTGATTCATTTTTTAACCAATTTTGAGATCTGGCAAACCCAGCACTATAGCCAGCCGGACCGCAAATTCCCATAATTAAATCAATTTCTTGATCTTCGTTTGTGATAAAACTATACAATCCTGCGGTAGTTCCGGCAATTACAATGTTTCCGCCATAAGCAAGATAATCTAAAACATGCAAAAATTCATTTCCCACGCCAGAATCACTGAATTTTACTGCTGTAGTGTTATCATTAATAAAAAATCCAAATGTATTTGCGGTTCCGTCTGAGTTTATCAAAACTCCGGCAGATGAAGCACAGTTTCCAATTAGATTTAAATCGCTGATGAAATCAAAGGGATTTGTATAATAAACATATGTATCACCAGTTGTTCCAGACGCCGGATTGCTGAGTATTGCTTTGGAATAAATCAGCCAACCAAATAGATTTCCTGGATTGTTGGTGGCATTTCCACCGCTAAAAGTTGGAGCCTGGTAAGTAAATCCAGTGATGTACGCACAGTTCAACTTACTTGTTGTTGCTGGCGTTTCTGTGGTATATTGGTTTGGGCTGGTAAATGAGGTAAAAGATGGCATAGTTTTCCCTTTTTATCAATATTATTTAGTAAAAATTACACCTTCTTCCACACCACCTTTCCGTCAGAAAATTCATCTTCCTCTAAATCTTGATCAGAAACCATGAAGAGCGTGTTATCATCTTCGGGTTTTTTTGCCTCTTCATAATTAAACTTTGCACTCTCTATAAGATCGGCAAAATATTCCTGCCTAGAAAGCCACGCAAAAAAGACCAAGGTCATTACCAAGTCATCATTGTGGCCATCTTCGGCTTTAAAGGTATTTGATTTAGATACGAATGTCATCAACTCTGATAAAATTCGTTCGTCATTCAAAAATATCTTATCTTCTTCAACCAATCTTTTTAAAATTGCACAACCAATCTTTTTAGTTTGTGCGGTGGTACGCAATCCCATCTCACTTTTTCCACCCGCAAATCCTTGTGAAAGAATTTGACCCTTTCTTCCAGAAATTTTGGTCATCAATAAATTTTCATATTCAAGATCATTGTATAAAATGGATGACACCTGACCGCCAATATCGTTTGTTTCGATTAAAACATAAGCGTTATTGTATTTTTCTGCTGCTGCTTTTATTATATTTGGAAAATTAAATGGACTTACAATATTATTTCTGTAAGAAGCAACTACTTTATATGGTGCTGTGGTGGCATCTATTATGGTAAAAGCAGAATAGTCGGATCCCTGACCTCTAGAAACATCTGCCTGTAGGAAATATATATTGTCTTTCTTTGCTGTTTCAAATATTCTTAGACCTTCTGATGTTTCCTCCAAATATTCCTCTGGAGCCAAAACATTTAATTTTGAAGTTGCAACTAAAGTATTGGAAGAACCTAAAAAGCTGCAACCATACTCCTGCTCAAATTGCTCTGGACTGGTATTTGCTATTTGTTCTGCTGCCCACACATCGTCTCTTTTTGGGCCTCCCGGTGTTATGGGAACATCTCTCCAAGAAACTTCTACTGGTATGAATCTATTTTTTAGTTTATGTCCCTCTTGTCTATTCGCATCAACCCAAAGTTTGTGAAAATGATTCATTCCATTTGGGGTTGATACGATTATTAGTTTTGTGGTCGTACCGGCAGAAATGGTTGGATACGTAGATGAATAAAATTCTTCTGCTACGTGTGAAGGCAAGAAGGCGTATTCGTCAAGAAGAAGCAAGTTATACGAACCACCACGAATTGCGCTAGATGAGGTTGCATCACAAATTACTCTAGATCCATTTTCTAACTTAAATGATGTTTTGTTCCATTCAACCACACCTTGTTGAAGAAAATGAGGTAAATTTTCATAAGCAAGCTGAAGTTTTGCAAACAATTCGTCTTTTGCAGTTTTTAGCTTATTTGCTAGAATTGCACAACTTACCGATTGATTAAATGTTACATAATGTGTTATATATCCAATAACAGAGGTGGATTTACCCGACTGGCGAGGCCATTTTGAAATTACAAAGCGATTTTCATGAATAGAGTTTACAAACCTTTGCTGGTAATCATACAGCTCAAAGGGCATTATGCCTTTATCTAGAGTTTTTACCTTTACATACTTACTGCAAAAATAAACTGGATCTTTAGCACACTTTATATATTCGTCCAGTTGATCTTTTGTATATTGTAATTCAATTCCAGGTGGTTTTAGTTTTGGATTATTTCTGTATCCCTGATTAGGTTTTTCCTGGCTCATTCTTTAATATCTCCACATCAATTATATTTTTTTCCGTGCTTCTCTCTTTATTCAAGATATTTTGTAGATCTTTTGTGGACCCAACAAAAACGGAATTGTTTGTTTGTTTTACTTCTACTTTAGATCCAGTGGTGTCTTTTGCTTTTTTATGCACATCCAAAACATTATTATTCAAATCTGCCATTGTTTTCAGCAGTATTGCAACAACTTCAAAAGCTCTTGGGCTATCACTTTCAGTAGCAACTTTTAATGCGCTTTCCAATGCAATGTTTCCGCTTCCAATTAAATCTTTTAAATTCGATTGTACTAATTGATAATCTTTTTGAAAATTTTCATTATCAAATGTACCTCCCGCACTTGCCTTTATTTCTTTTGATTCATTTGAAGGCACATTAAAAAAATTAGCTAAATTTTTATTCATAATATATTAAAAATCAAGATTGATTCCGGCAGTCAACCCCTCAATGGCGATAGAGGAAATCTGAGTGACATTTTGAACAGGTCCAAATATATAACTTTTTGCAATAAAATTAAATGAGGATATGTTTACACGACGAGACGAAAGATCACCATCATATTTTTCACTTATGTTATTCGATGTCATCACGATTGGAATTTTTAAATCAGTTTGTGCGCTATTTAATCCTATGTTGATTACGTGTTCTGGATTAAAAAATGGCATTATCTGCTCTACAATCTGCAATGTATCATCTATATGTCTGGTATAAATGTAGAGACTGAAACCAATATTTACAGGTATTTCCTCTGTTATGATGTTTGCATTTAGGCAGCTTCCGTTATTTGGACTTCTTAGTGGAGTGTTTCTATTTCGCCTTCTAGTCGAATCAGGAAGAAGACTAGTCATTATATAACTGAGTCTCGGTAATTGGTTTTCTACACGAATTCCATCATTTATAGAAGATGGTTCCAACAGCCTTCGTATAAATTTTTCTTGAGAAGCATAGGTTATTGGAACTCTGATGGTTAAATCGCTACCACCATCTGGATTAGCATGTGTAACATAAAGATTGCTGAATAATGAGCCGAATCCAAGAACCAGTTTTCTTAAGTTTTGGTTGTAGTAATAATTAAACATAATTAACCAATAAGTGGATCCGGTGGCAATTCTTGCGTTTTCTTTAGTGACTCTTCTATCGCGTTCAACTCACTTAGGGCATCTTGCATTATTGCAGCAGCATTCAAAGAAGCTCCACCGGGCAGTGGCATTCCAGAAAATTTTATCAAATTTTGCGCCCACTGTTTCTTTAGAAGAGCTGTATAATATTTTAGGAAGACTCTGTCATTCCAAACTTTACCATATTGTGTGGTATCTATTTGAACATAGGCTTCCACCATCAAATAGGTTCCAGCTTGGAGTTTTGTGTAATCTGTTTCTAGGAAAAGCCTATCTGTTGTTTTTGTATATGTAAATGACATTGGGTAGTTGAACACATCATTTACCAATTTAATGTAGCTCATACCTTCCATGTATGCCGCCATTGGGCCAGATGGAAATCCAGATTGATTGAAGTAAAGTCCGAAGAAATCGAACAATGTCATTTGATATCTTAAATCAAACATGTAATCACCGACAACGTTATTTGCTGGTGCATAAACTTTAGATATCGTTCTTATATCTGTTGAAAGTGGCCAAAAGCCAGTATTGCCATTTTCATCAGTTTTGATCTGTGCACCCATCGCAGGGCCAAATTGGGTCGTATCAAAATATCTCTTTTGAACATCCTCACCAGTTATCTTGTATACAAACAGAGCTCTTTCGTTAAAGTCAAAATGGCGTTCATACATATATTCCAGTGCTTCATCAAGTCGATCTTGAGCCTGCAATGGATCTATGTTTACTTGTATAACCGGTGAACCAAGTGACCTAAAACAATAATCTATGAATTCCTGGCGGGTGTTTATTGTTCCCATAAAATTATTTATGAATTCTTTTGATGTTATTAATTTTGTCTAATAACTTGTTTTTTTCTTCACTTTCATTTACCGTAATCTGTATCAATTGTATTGTCTCTGGTTCTAAATTTTCGATATCTTTTTTTCTTTGTCTATCACAATTATCGTAGAAATTGGGATCATAATTTGTAAAACCCGGCATTTTGATCGGGCAATCCAATCTTGGATAATCAAGCTTTGAGTATTCTCCAGCATTTTTAACTAACCAAGTATGTGAAGCATCTCCGCAGCCACATTTACCACAATA